TTTTACCTTATTCAATTTTAATCCTATCTTTCTTTGTTCTTGTTGAATTTTTTCAATATCTTCTTGTAGTTTTTTGCCTTCGTTTACTAGTTTCTCTTTTTCTTTTAGTAGTTTGAATAGTTTAGCACTACTTAACTCTACTTCTCTTGTTGTTTTAATGTCTTCTTTTTTAATCATAAGTTTTATATTAATTTATTAAACATCTCTATTGGTATAGACGATAAGTCTATCTCCTTGTAATGACGACACTTATAATCCCAATGTGTCCATATTTCTATTCCTTTTTCTTTTGCTCTTCTACAGAACATTATATCTTCTCCTACTTTTATCCTGTCATCTTCGTATCTCTCTGGAGTAAAAGGATTGTCTTCTAGCTTCTCAAATACTTCTCTTTTAATAATTACGCATCCAGTTCCAACTTCATCTACCTTCTCTAGTCCTTCTCCGTCTTTTAACTGCTTACCATCTTTGTAGATGTTGTATGCAAACCAACTCATACCAGGAATATTACTTACATTGATTGGTGTTGGTAGTCCTATAATGTCTTTATCTTCTTCTATTAGTGGTAAAGGATTATCAAAAGGTGGGTTATCTGTATCTACCATTAGTAGGTATTCACATTTTGAATTAAGGAATGCTTTGACTATTTGATTTCTATTTGCTTCAACTCCTACTAGCTTTGAGATATGCACAGATACATTATACTTTTTCTGTCTAATCATATCTAACATAAACTCAACTATTCTATAATCTAGATTACCACCAGTTGGAATTGCTAATAATACTTTTTTCATAGGACCTTATATACTTGCTCCCATTTATGTGCGTGGTCTTTAATGTCGTAATTCTTTAGCACATACTCTCTCGCTTTCTTACCTATCGCTCTTCTCTTATTCTTATCTTTGATTAATTCATCTACTGTTTCTTTCCAGTCACCTTTAAGTTTGATTCCTATCTCTCCATCTAATTCCTCATAAGGACCATCTGTAAAGCTACTCGCTACTACTGGTATCTCACACATAGCAGATTCTAGGAACTTTAGATTAGACTTACATTTATTGAAATGGTTTTCCTTTCTCGGTATCAACATTATGTCTAACCTTAACTTGTTTAAGGTATCCATATAATCTCTTATAGGTATCCAAGGTGCGTGTTCTTTGTTCTTAAGTGTATCCCAGAACTTATATTCATCTTCAAATATTTTTTCTGTTTCAGGATTATCTTTTCTTTCTCCCTTAGAGCCCATTCCGAATAGTACAAATTGTACATCACCTCTCTCGTCTAACTCTTTGATGTAGTCTTTGATTACTTCAAAGTCTGATGAGTATGCAGCAGAACCTGATATAGCTATTCTAACCTTATCTCCTTCGTTTCTTAATGGTTCTTCCCAGTCATCTGGATAAACATAGTTGGGTAATACCACTACATTATCGTTTGATTCTCTGTACTCTTTAGCAAGTGTTTCTGTAGTAGTGGTTACAAGGTCTGCATTTTTAATGAACTTATCTGTAATAGCATTTAACCTTTTAAGGTTTCTGTCATACTTAGCACCCATATTATTTGTTAAGTGCATCTTGTGAAACGGGTGTCCTTTATGAAGACGAAATGTATCATCATTATCAAACACTATCTTTTTACCCATTCCTCTAAGAATTTCAGCTACTTTCCAATGTTCTGCTGTTTCTGGTCTGTGAAAGACTATTACATCTGCTTCCTGTGCTTCTCTGAGTATGGTCTTGATTTCTTTCTTAGGTGTAGCCAAACCGACCACATCTCCGTTATAACCATTCTCCCACATAGGAAGAAGTTGTCTTACATATACACAACCAAGTCTAACGCTCGTTATGTTGTATATTTTCATCTTTCTTTTTCTTAGGTTTTTGTTTGGTCTTGCTAATTATTTCCTTTTGACCATTCTTGTGAATAAAGACTCTCTCTTTATTTTTGATTTGAATTCTAACTCCCATAGGTTTATTTGTTAATAATTATATCCTTATGGGCTATAAGGATAGCCCATAAAAGATAACTACTAAGCCTGAGCTACGATAGTTACACCTGAAGTATCTCTATTTTCTAATACTCCGAACATAACGTCAGCAGTAACTAATGTGCCTAAACGTTGTTGTTGGTATTCAGATTGTACTCTAACTTCACTAGAAGCAAATACTAATGCGTCTTTGTGAACGAAACAACCTTGTAAATTTGATACACGTGATGTTACGAAAACTTGGTAACCGTATAACATACCTACTGGACCTGATGTGACTGGACCACGACCACCTGATTCATTTGCTAATACAAATTTATCAATAGCCATAATATCATCCCACATAACTGCAGGTGAGAAGAAGAATGCTCTATCTTCTTGTGGTGCATCTGCGTCATCTAAATATTGGATAGCACGTCTGATGTTTGAATCTTCAACTTCTGAAGCTGAATCACCGATAGATTGTGTGAATGCAGTAAATAATGCAATCAAAGCATCTTCTAAAGAAGCAGCAGCTGTATAAGCAGCGTTCTTAGCATATTTCTCTTGTAAGTCATATACTGCAGCTACTTGTCTAGCTTCAAAATCTTCAATTAGGAATGAAACTTCTTTCCAAGTATCAACTACTAGATTAATATCTCCTTCTTCTGGTGAATTTAATGTAACTTCATCACCATTAGTTTTAGTGTTAGCAGTCATTTCTGTAACATTTGGAATGTTAATTTGGTCACCTCCACCTGCTAAAGATGAAGATAAATCCCAAAAGAAATTACCTGCTACTAATTTTGCTCTATAAAAGTCGTTTATTGCACCTGACCATATTTCTGGTTCAAATACTGCGACATCTGCTTTTGTGAATGTGCCTGAACTTAAAGCCATATTCTTGTCTTTCTTTGATGAAGGCTATAAGTCAACCTTCAATTATTTCTTTAAACTTTCCCAGTATGCTTTATGCTCAGCTCTAGTCATCTCAGACATAGGCTTTATTGGTTTATCAATATTAGCTTTGTCTAGATTAGCTCCTCTACTTGAATTACCAGTAGATGCTTTCGCAGTTAATGCAGCTTTTAGTTCTGTATTCTCTTTTGAAAGTGTCTGCCTGTTAGCAAGTAGTCTTGCATTCTGTAGGTCTTGCATAATAGCCTGGTGGGAAAAGCCAGTTGATTTCAAAGAATTATTGTAATGATGTTTGATTAAAGCTCTCTCATCAGGATTAGCTGATAAATTTTCTAATGTAGATTCAATAGTATCAGATGCTAGGTCAGTTCTTACGCTGTCCATTTTCTCTGCTACTTTTGCAGCTACCTGTTTATCAATTTCTTCCTGATAATCAATGTACTCGTCATCGTCATCAGTCTTCAATTCTTTGTTCTCTTTCTTGATTTTTTCAATTGTATTACCAGCTTTCTCTAGCTTAGCTTTTGCTTTGTCTAGTTCGGCTACGTAATCAATCTCAGGTTTAGATTCCTCACTTTGCTCAACTGGAGCAGGTTGAACGTCTTGTTTTGTCTCCGTTTGTTCAGTAGGAGCTTCCTGAACTGTTTTATTCTCCATCTCTTCATTTGACATAGTGTTTTGGTTAAGGAGTATACTCAACTCCATTTATTAAATTAATTTACTTAAACGCTCTAACTTGCGTTCTAATATATCTATATTATAAAGCATTGCCTTGCCGAAGATTACATCATCAATAGTTGTACTCTTTTCATACATCCTTTGATTAGCAACGTATTTTATATCATCAGTAAGATGCTTCCATAATTGTGTTTTTAATATACTATTAGCTTGATTAACAAAGTTTCCCGTTGCTCTATCATCTAAAGGAACTCCTTTAAGAAAGAATTTTCCTTTATGGTAAAGCAATATGTCTTCTTCACTAATTGCGTTAAACAAATGTTTAAGTAACCAATTTTGTAATTTAATTTTAATTCTTCTCATAGGTGTTTTATATTTAACTTGCTTGTCCTTCAGCTTTGGCTACTGCCTCTACTGGACTTTGCCTAGACATTGGTGTCTGTGGACCAGCACCATCGCCTATTAATCTTTGTAAGTCTGTTGAATCGTTTCCTTTAATATACTTATCAGTATCGTGTTTAGTTGAATCATAACTTCCAAGTAATAAATCTCTAAAGATTGCTTCTTGGTCTGCTAGTGGATTACTCATAGCTCTATCGTATAACTCAAGGTTAAATGCTTTAGCGATGTTATCGTTCTTCGGTGTCATAATCTCTGGTGAAATTCTAACTTTATACTTAAGCTCTCTGAATAATGTAGGGTTTACTTTGTATATTCTCTTCTTAGTATCCATTCCACCCTCTTCTTCCATTATATCCATACTCATCATCATATCCTCTGGTTCTCCTACCTCGTCTGGTAAGTTAGTATCAAAGTCTATAACTTTAGTAACTTCTTTTCCTTCTACAAGTTTTTCAGGAACTAATACTTTTCTAAATCTTAGCATACCAGGACCATCTGTAATCTCTCCTACTTCTCCCACTGTCATAAATTGAACAATATCATCTACAAATAGTTTTCCTAAATCCTTTACAAGGAAACTAATCATCTGTCCGAATAGTCCAAGCATAACTTGTGCGTTTTGTTGTAGTCTAGAAACTTCAAATGCAGTTTGTTCTCCCCTAGATGATACACCAGCCTGCATAACATCTTGTGAACTTTCTGATATAGAACTCTCTACTTTCTGTAATACATTTAATCCAGCACCTAAGTTTCCACCAACATCTATCTTTTCCATCTTAGTGTCTTTACCGAATGAAGTAATAACGCCTGGCATTATTATATTAGAGTTTACTTCTTCATCTCCGAATATAGCAGTAGGTGGCATTAATTGTAGGAATGTTCCATCAATTATCATCCTGTATAGAGTGTTTACTACATCTCCATCTACGGACATCTTATTAGCTAAACTCTTATAATAGAAAAATTTCTCGTTAGATATTTCATATCCCGTTTTAGCAAATGGATACATTTTGTCTTTACGTGGGTTTGGTTGTTCTGCATTGTCTATTAGAACACCATTAACAATTGTTACTTGTAAGTCCATCCCTCTATGATAGAAAATAATTTCTTCTACATTTCTACCACTTAAATCTGTATCTTCTTGAATATAAGTATCCCCCCCTTGCATAACGTGCTGTGAACCAGGTTGAACATATTTAAAGTTCTCTTTGTTTCCATACTTAGCTTGTGCTGTACCAAAGTCTATAACCTTTCTCCAGATTAAGTACTCTTGTTTCTGGATGTCTTCTTCATAGATGTTAGCTATGTAAAGCTCATCTACTGGAACTATAGTATCTTGGAATCCACTAAAGATTTCATCTTGTACTTCTTTCTCTGTCCAAGTACCGTTATCTTTAATCTCTTTAATCTTACGTTTAACATCAGCAAACTCTGTATGAACGATTACTGCTGGATTAACTAACGCAGCTAGTACTGAATATAGAAACGTTTTCTCGTAATTAGATTGGTTTGCTCTCCATTCCATTAAATCCTCCATAACAAATGCAGCATCTTTGTCTTCTTCATCTCTAGTGTTCTGTGCATTTACTTTAGGAAATATTAATACACTTGCTATATGAGCAGCAATACTAATAATACGATTACGTTCTATAGGTCTAACAGCATTAGATTTCCAAGAGTCCTCCCCCTCTCTATCTTCTTGCCAGATGTTAAAAGCTCTTTGGTCTTTCTTTTGACGCTCTGTAAGAGTTAATCCATTAAACTCCTCGTAAGTAGAATTACGAATTACATTTGATATACGAAACTTTTCCATTATCAAACTAATAAGACGTTGGTCGTTCTCACTTGGTTTATAGCCACTCTTTTGTGCGTTCTCTGTGTTTAAATCTAAAATCATCTTAAGTAACTTATCTTTTTAAAATTTGGTATAAATTGTCTTTTACCTTTCTTCTTATGGTCCACTATTTGTGCTTGGTAAGCTAGACTATCTATAACATCATCGTGTACTGACTTAGGAAAAGTAAACATCTCTTCTTCTAAATCTTTACACTCGCCTCTAATATGGAAAATACTTCCACTATTGTATCGTGGTATCAAGCCACGTATTCTTGTTTCTTTAGCTGTTTGTTTATGTGTCAGCTCCACTATTGGTAAATACTTATTACGTTTTCTCTGCTCTTCGTCTAAATAAGGTTTTAATCCCCAGGTATAAGCAGTCTTTTCTATTCCTATTTTTTCAAAGCTGTGTCTGTCCTGTAAGGTAAATAGGTATTCTACAAACTCTTTAGCATTTAATCTCATTCTGTAAGCAGCAATATTCCATTTGTTTTCCTTATCTACAAAGTTCTCGGTAAAGCCTGTAAAGTCAGCTGTTTCTTTTTTACTCATTGCTGTATCTACTGTAAGGAATTTACGAGTATCCTTTAGTTCTACATCTTTACGAGATATATATTGTAGCCAGTCTTGTCTAAATTCCTGACTTTCTGTTAATACAGGTGTTTGTTGATAAAGTGCTGCCCAATCATATATACCTACTGTTTCTTTTATTTGAGCTAAATCTTCTACTCCATACTTGTCATTCCATAATGCTTCTCCTTCTTTCCTGTATTGGTCATCCTCTAAGGCTAGTGCTGGGAAGTTTATAATCTCCCATTTCTCTCCACCTTCCATTTCTTTTTCTAATAATTTTCCTGCAAGGTCCATTAAATGCCATCTAGTAAGGATTACGATTATAGCTCCCCCCTTCTCTAAACGAGTATATGCTGTAGATGTGTACCAGTTCCATACTTTATCTCGTATAACATCTGAATCTGCTTCTTCTCTATTCTTAATAGGGTCATCTATTATTAAAATATTTGCTCCACGACCAGTAACTGCTCCTCCTACACCAACTGATGTATAAGTCCCCCCATTGTTCATTCTCCATTTAGCTTTAGATTTCTCATCGCTTTTAAGGGTTGTTCCGAATATTCTACCAAATACAGGGTCTGCAACTATATCTCTGGTCTTTCCACCAAAGTCCTGTGCTAAATCTCCTGAGTAAGAAGCTGTTATTATCTCTTTATTCTTGTTCTTACCAAGAAACCAAGCAGGGAATAGGATACTAGCTAACTGGGATTTACCGTGTCTGGGTGGCATAAATATCATTAAACGCTTTATCTCACCTCT